TGGGACGCATGAGTAGGGCTCTCAAGCAACAGAAGGCGAGGTCGAAGTGAAGAAACTCACCATCAAGATGTTTGCGCCCGGCAACAGGACCCACAAGACCGTCATTCTGGCAGCCGGCAAAGGCAAGGTGTTCAAGACCGGAGGCGAATTCGATGTACTCTCCCGCGTGGCCGACTCGCTGGAAACGAAGTTCCCGAACGATGAGTTCCGCATGGTCCAGGTTGGCCCAGCGGCGTTCAACTTTGTATGGGATCGCAAGAAGACGCTCGAAGAGGTAGCCGATAGGGTGATGATCGGTGGGATGCACCTAGGCGAAGTGGCAACCGTGAAGGTTGGGAGGTAACACTTTGGAATATGAAGCAGTGGTTTTAATTGCAGACGGCACGGTGGATCAGGACAACGACTCCATCTCAATCGAGAATGTGTCTTTCGCGAATCCTGTCCGCGTCGTCAAAGACTTCGACATCTCGAAGTCTATCGGCGTAGCGTCCCTTTCGGTCGATGGGAACACGGTGAAAGCAAAGATCACTATTCCCGACAGCGCAGACCTGACGAGTGAGACGTACTGCGGCTACATCCCTGATATTGGCGGCAGTTGCGATCCGGTCAAGCCCGATGGCAACAAGATCAGGACTATCACAAACCTGAGGCTATCCGAGATTTCGCTCTCAATGAAGCCCAACAGTGATCCGCGCATCAAGCCGATTGGTACTCGCGTAGATGAGTGACCTTCTTCCGATCCTTCATCCTGCAATGCAACTATGCTCCATCTGCCCGAGTCCTGGCGCGTGCTGCAAGGGGCTGATGCTGAACTACCTAGACGCAGACGGAAAGAGAATTCATGAATCATTCTGGATTGAGAATTGGCAACAAGACGCGCAGAAGTGGGTTGATGACCGCGGATTAGACTTCAAAGCCGTCTCTATTTCCGAAACCTTTCACGATGATGTGAGTGGACGCGATTACGTCACTGTTCGCTACGACTGCCCCAACGTGACGGCAGAGGGGCGTTGCGGAATTTACGAGATGCGTCCGAAGCTGTGTCGCATCTTCACTCCGGGCACTAACGAGTTGTGCATCTTTGGCAGGACTCCATTCGTGAAGGCTGTAGAATCTCGTTAGACCGGTGGTACCGGCGACCTCCTTGGAACACATGGTCCTCCTGCCCGGCATCCTGCGAAGATGTCGGGCTCTTTTTGTCCTGAAGTGCCCATTGCTCCTGCTGTGGTAATATCTCAATCGACGGTACAAAAGCACTTTGGCCGGAGTCGTCATGGCTTATCAAAGCTCTGATTGCTCCGGCCTTTTTGCGTTTACAGGAGCCAGATGGACGATTTTAGCGTATTTCTCCCGATTGAAAAGGTGGACGCGCAGAGCGGAATGGTATGGGGCTATGCCTCAACGCCATCGAAGGACCTGCAAGGGGAGATTGTTCCGCTGGACGCCATCAAGGCAGCCCTCCCCGACTACATGAAGTGGGCGAACATCCGCGAGATGCACACCTCTTCCGCTGTGGGCGTCACCAAAGAGGCTCACATTGACGCCAAGGGGCTGTACATCGGAGCCAAGATCACAGACCCAGTAGCGTGGAAGAAGTGCAAGGACCAAGTTTATAAAGGTTTCTCGATCGGCGGTTCCAAGCTGGAGAAGGTTGGCGATGTGGTCAAGGCGCTTTCCCTGCGAGAGATAAGCCTCGTAGACCGGCCGGCGAACTCCGATTGCCGCATTGACGTATGCAAGATTGCTGGCGGACTCGCCTTTGGAGGGTCGATGGAGAATCAAACCAGTAACGAGACTTTGATGGAAAAGGCGCTTGACACGTTTCGGACGATTCTCGGGATGGGAAAGATTGCACTTCCTGACCTTGCCAAAGCTGCACAGGACCCGAATCCGAGTCCTGTTGAGTCCGAGGAACTGACCGCCGATGAGATGGCCACCCTGACCGCCAAGTTTGCGGACGGCGTTGACCTTGAGAAGCGGGAGTTCAGCGACAAGGAACGGAAGCACCTCGGCAGCACGGGCGTTGCGCTTCCCGATGGTTCCTTCCCTGTCCAGAACGTCAAGGATCTTGAGAACGCAATCCAGGCGAATGGCCGCGCAGCGGACCCCGAGAAAGCCAAGGCTCACATCGTCACACGCGCGAAAGCGCTGAACGCAACCCACCTTCTGCCGACCGACTGGCCGGGCAGCACCAAGAAAAAGGAGAGCACCATCATGGATACTGACCTCCAGAAGCGCTTCACGGCAGGAAAAAAGGCGGCCATCAAGAAGGCCGATGACCACATCAAGAAGGCTTCGGCCTCCCACGGCAAAGCGGTCGATGAACTTGAGGCTCTTCACAAGTGCATGGGCAAGGCGGCCGACGGCGGCGATGAGTTCAAGAAGCACCTCACGGCGCTTTCGGGACACATGAACGACATTGCCGACCACCACGAACTGGCTCACGCTGCTCTCGGCAAGGCCATGACCGGCTGGGATGGCGAGAAGGCGGAAACCGACTTGAGCGAGAAGCCTGATTCGGAGAACGTCGAAGAGCTTTCCACTCGGCGCATGACTGAAGGCGAAGTGGAGGGCAACACCTTCCGCGGCGCTGGCGACTCGCCTTATTCTGCGGCTGCGATTGCGACGATGGTCAAGGCCGCTGTGGCCGAAGCTACCGCCCCGCTGATTGCCGACAACGCCTTCCTGAAGGGGCAGATGTCCGTGATTGAGAATCAGCCCTCTGCTGGCCGCCGCCCGAAACTGTTCGTTGCCAGTTCTACCGGGGATGTGTTCCCGGCAAGCGACGGCAACGCCGACTTCAACCGGATGATCAACAAGTCGCTCTCCGAAGCCGACCCGAACGATCAACGCAGCTCTGAGCAAGCCACGGCGCGCGCTTTCGGCCTGATGTGCACCCCTGGCAGCGGGTTTGCGAAGTCGATCAACGACCCCAACTTCAAGATTGACCTGGGCGGCAACTAGGCTCCGGCGCAGTTCACAGCGGTTCCAGTTCGTAGTCAGCAACTCGGCAATAGGAGAATCTGAGATGAATGAATTCGAGAAGTTCCTGCAAAGCGACACTTTCAAGCAGGCCATTGACGAGCGTGTTGGCACTCTCGCAAAGGCCGACACTGTTGACCAGAACACAGGGCTGGTGTGGTACGACCTGAGCCGCATCGTTCAGGAAATGCACCCGTTTAAGCAGCTGATTCCGCTGATCTCCAGCCTCCCCCGCGTACCCGCCGATGGCGGCACGGCGCACCGTTGGAAGAGGGTCACCGGCATCAACGTCAATAACGTCTCCATCGGCGTACCCGAGGGCGAGCGCGCGGCCGCTTCTGCCATCACAGTTCAGGACCAACTGGCGAGCTACAAGACGATGGGCCTCGAAGGCTCCGTGTCCTGGGAAGCCCGTCTTGCCGCTCTCAACCTCAAGCCCGATGCTCAAGGCGTGACGATTCAGGCCACGCTCCAAGGTGTCATGGTGGGCGAAGAGCAGACGCTTATCGGCGGCAACGCCTCCACCCCGTTGGGTATCACTCCCACGCCCACCCTGACCGCCGCTGGCACCACCTCGGCGCTGTCGAACGTTCCCTACTATCTCGTATGCGTCGCCCTCAGTCATGCGGGCTGGCGTACCGGCAGCATGGCCAACGGCATCCCCGGACAGGTCACGTTGACCAGCACCACGGGAACCATCACCCAGGTTGGCGGCGGCTCGGCTCAGCCTTCAGCACAGGCCACCATCACCCCGACGGCCGGCCAGATCATCACCGCCACCGTTACCCCTGTGGTCAACGCCGTAGCCTACGCGTGGTACTTCGGGACCACGACCGGCGCGGCCCGGCTCCAGGGCATTACCACCACGAACCAGGCGAAGTTCAGTTCGGTCCCGTCCACTGTCAATCAACTGATCACCGCTCTCCAGGTCAACGGCGCGTATCAGGACAACTCGACCAACACCCTGCTGCCCGATGGCATTCTCAGCCAGATCAACGGTTCCGTGTCCGGTTCCGCTCCTGGCACCGCCATGGCAACCAACCCGAATCTGCCCGTTGTGGCCAGCGGTACTCTCGGATATGCGGGCTCCGGCGCGCTGATCTTCCAGGGTGCCAGCGGCAACACCGGCCTGACGATTGCCGGTACCAGCATTGTCGAGTTCGACGCCGTATTCCAGGCTGCCTACGACCAGTACAAGATTGGCTTTGACCGGATTCTCGTCAGCTCCACCGACCTGAACTCGAACATCGCTCAGTTCTTGAACACGGCCAGCACCAACAATAGCCTCCGCATGGTTTTTGAGGCGGACTCGGGCAGCGGATCTCAGATCGTTGCCGGGCGCGCGGTCAATGCCTACAAGAACAAGATCTACGGCAACACGCTGCCGATCGAAACGCATCCCAACCTGCCCCCAGGCACGATTCTGTTCTGGTCTGATCGCTCTCCGTATCCGCTGAGCGGAGTGGCCAACATCCTCGAAGCGCGCGTCCGTCAGGACTATGTGCAAGTGTCCTGGCCTCTGCGCACCCGGCGCAACGAGTACGGCGTGTATGTCGATGAGACGTTCGCTCTGTACTTCGCCCCGGCCTTCGCCATCCTGACCAACATCAACCAGCCGACGGGAACCCAGACCTTCTAACCTACGGATGGATTTACAATGAGGCAGGCGGCGGCAACCAAACGCCTCCTGCCTTATTTTTGGGAGGGAATGAAATGGTCAGATTGCAGTGTCCTGAAGGTAATTCGCAGGTTTCTGTCGATGGCAGGAACTACCAAGCAGACGATACCGGGTTCGTGACCGTGCAAGAGGAAAGCGTCGCGAAGTTGCAGGCTATCGGCTTCACGATTTCACCGGTCAGCATGACGGTGAGCCAATCGGACTTTGACGCCATCGCCGCGAACGCAAAGGATTTGAACTTGCCTGTACC